TTTTAGATTTTAATGAGTCCTTATAAGCGATTATTGTATCGTTATAGGACTTATATAGTTTGTTGATGGTATCTGCTTGACCGATGGTCATTATAACTACAGAATCACCCTTAATCTTTTTTGTAGTGGGATATTGCGAGTAGCTTGAAACTGACAGCAGTATCATTGCTAACACTATCCAAAGTCTGCTTAACTTCATTTAGTTCGGTTTTTAGTGTGCTAATTTCTAGCTTAATCTCAGCAAACTTGCTAACGGTTGACGTTACTATTGCTTCTTTAGCCTCATCTGCTTTTATCTGAACAGCTTTATTTTTAGTCAATGTGCTGTTAAAGTCATTCATAAACAGTTGAAACTCTTTATCTTCAGCAACCTTATTATCTTCTTTCTTAGCTGTAACATTGATGCTTGTAGCTGTTATTGTAAGAAACCCTAAAATTAAAAGGATTGATTTCATGGCCTATTATTTAACAGATGATTTAATAGCACCCATTGCATCAAGAGTCTCTAACTTAGTAGTTGTTGAACTTAGGGCTGTCTTACACTCAATTAACGCTTGTGTCTTTAAGCTATCTTTATACTCAAGATTAGTAATCCTTGCGTCTTGAGAGTCGATTTGATTGTTGAAATTGCCTCTAATGTCTACATAAAGGACAGTTATACCGATGATAACTAAAAACATAGTACCCTTAATCGGGTCTTTACTAAATTGGGAGAAACTAATCGGAAGAGGATTAGCACTTACGTTAACGTCTTTCTTTGGAGCCATGTTACTTTTTACCTATTTTAAAATACAAGCTACCAGAGTAACTCATATTGTTATTTTTATTAATATTAAGATTAAGGCCTATTAGAGCCTTATTTTTGGCACTTAGCATCAAACCAGGACTTAGTACTTCTAAGCCATTAGATGGGCTAAAATCGCCTCTTATGCCGTAAAAAAGCCTATACTTAGCTTTCTCTGCATAAAACTCCTTAACATAGATGGTTTTTTCGGTAATCTTGGACTCAAAAGACCTCGATTTGATACTATTTTGGCTGATGGTATCATTAATCACAAAGATATTAGAATCTTGTTTAATAGTGTCAGAATAAGCCCTGCTTAGGTTATAATCGTACATGATAAAAGCTGTGTCATGAATAGTGGTCGTATCAACATCTATAATGACAAAAGGAATAGAATCTCCCTTTATGTACGTTTTTCTGTACGTTTTTAAGTACACAGTATCATGTATCTCCTTAATCTTATTATAGTTGCTCATATCGGTAAAGTCAGCCTTTTTATAAGACTTATGACATGATTCATAGGCAAATACGCCTAAGAAAAAGAACCCAATGATAAGTATATAGTCTCTAAGATGTTGCATATTATACGAAGTCGTAAGGGCCAGTGCCTTGTAATGTTACAGAATAAGTGCCAGGAGATTCTAATGGGCCACTAATTGATATAGAAGTAATATAACAATCAGCATTTATTGTAATATTACCGCCACCGTTTAAGATTTGAAACTTAACATTTACCAATGTTCTGTTCTTTTGTAAGCCTAAAAGTGTATAATAGTTAACATTATCCATTGTTATAAAGCCATCTGCAGTAATCTCGAAAGAAGTAGATGTAGGCAATATCTGAGTATAAGTACCAGTTGGCATAGTTGTTACATCTATAAACTCAGTACTAACAGACATTGAGCAGTTTGTAGAAGCACCAAAAACATTCGTTGATGCTGTTGAGTTGCGGTAAAGAACCATATTAGAACCAGAAGTAATCGGCATTTTATATTATTATTTATTTGTGTTTAAATATATGTTTCTAACAATGTTGGTGCTTATTGGATAGTTTATAGCAAACATATTTACGTCTTGAGTTCCTCTTCTTAAATCCCATTTAAAAGATGTTAGTACATAAGTTTTACCAGTAACACCAGTTGCATAAGAATAAAAAAACTTAGAAAGTAAATCATAGCCTATGCTTTTAAAGTTGCCACTTATATTTAATTGATTGTATAACTCATCAACTCCCACATCTTCTGAAACAAGTTCAAATATAGTAGCTGTTGTTCCAGAGCCATTTCTTTGCCATTGATTTAGTACAGCACTTCTACCATCTGTTAACCAAGCACTAATAAACCTTGAAGCAGCCACGTTGTCGCCATTGTTAAATGTAATATTGCTCGGTATAGTAACAAATAGATTTTGGTCACCAAAAATGGTAATATCATCATAAGTCTCACTATCCTTGTTAAATAAACTGTCTTTAGCAGCTTCATTTACTTGTGCTGTAAAATTCTGAACGCTTGAGTTTACGCCATAGTATTGAATCCTAAAATAACCAACATAGGTAAATAAGCCAGGAATTGTGGCACCAACGTAATATGGTTGATATATCCTAACATACAATTTACCATCTACTGGTATATAAGCATATTTAGTTGTAGAACCAGTAAATGATGTATGGTCAAGAATATAATCTGTATCTTGGAATGAACCAGTAGGAGTCCAATAATAAGTAGGCAATGCAGTGTCAGTAGGAACTAAAACTACTCTTGCAGATTCAGCAAATAAACCATTTGTATTAATATCTGAGAATACAGAAATAATATCACCAGCACTACATGAATAGGCTTGAGATTCAATACTTGTACCAGAGCCTAATCCAATAGTTTGACTTGTGTAAAATCTTGCTTGGTTAGATGTACCATTTCTTTGGTATGTTAAACTGCCAGTCCAAGCATCTACACTTGTAGTTGATGCCCATGAGCTAAAATCTCCATTAAGCACACATTGTATAACATTCTGTAATTTACTATTAGTAGTATATGACTTATTTCCTTTAGATAAAGAAACTTGTAAAGACTTACCAATCTGTATAAAATTATCAGAATCATCTATAGTTACAGTAGTGTCAGTTTCAGTAAAAGTAGATTGATATGTACCAGAACTATTATACTTAAAATAATCTCTTGTTGTATTTCTTGTTTTAGAACCATAAGAAGTTAAATAATACTCACCATTCTTTTGATGACAAATAAAACCAAACTTTCTACATAGTCCATGTAATACTGTGTACCAAGTAATATAATTACCAGCACTCTCTATAAATGCGTTCTTTTGAACAAACATATTTTCAAGTTCTCTATCTGCAATCCCAGTATTTTTATAATACCAGTTAACGTTATAGTTTAATCCTAAAGCATTAGAAGCAAAAGCATTAGTTAAAATATCCTTAAATGAATATGTTTCAGAAGCATTAAAACCAATTACAAAAGTACTATCGTAGTATATCTTCTTTTCTTTAAGATTAGCTAATCCATCGTTAAAAACCATTGAGAACTCTTTAATAGACACTGGACTATAAATAATCTGCTCAACTGGTACATATAAACCAACAAATAAAGTTGTCCATGATGCAGGAGCTGCACCAGATACAGATACACCAGTTTCTACAATTAGCTTGAAATCATTATCATCTGCATTAAAGAACTCTTCTACATCAAAGTTGCTATCAGCAATAGCATTTATAGTAGCTTTTTTAGATATGATTGGGTTAAATGATTTACCCTCACTGTCTATTGTCTCTATGATAACTGGATTCCCAGTACCTACGAGTGCATAGCTACTGCCTCCATATCCATCTTTATAGATAGATGCTCTATATTGAGTCTTGTTTGTACTTGTTGGGTTAACAAATACGTTATCGAAAGTTAATTGATATTTTAGTCCGTATGCCATTAGTAAGTGCTTTGGTTGTTTCTACTTGCTTTGTTCATCAAAATTAATAAATCATTACCACTTATTCTTGCCTCAAGTGTTCCACCACCACCTCCAATTAGAGATTTTAACTTATCTAAAGGAGCTACAACCTCTGGATTAGAAGATGCACCAGGATATTCACCCATAAGACCCATAGTAGGCCCAGATACAATACCACCATTTGCAAATGCCGTAGGACTGCTATTTTTATCTTGTGATAATTTTGATTTTAAGAATGAACCAGCAGCTACAAGTCCTGCTCCAGCAATAACAGCTAAAAGAGGATTCGCCTTAGCAAACTTAAATGCTGTAATTGCAACACCGTAAGCAATCAATGCCTTACCAATAGCTATAGCACCATCTGCAATCATTTCTGCAAAACCACCAAAAACATCTACTTTTTCTCCTGCTATTGCCTTACCTACATTCTCAGCAAACTTTGCAATAGAATCTCTTACTAAATTTGTTAATATTCCATTAATAGCATTAGAAGTTTCTTGCCAAGTAACAGTATAGTCTTTTACTCTATCCTTCGAACCCTCAATAGCACCATCAACTCTTTTTATTGCATCATCAATTTTATCAAATTGCTCTGCAGTATATCCACCTATAGAAGCTAAATCGTATAAGCCATTTTTATAATCTTCTAATATCTTTATTCTATCAGCAGCATTAGCGTTACCAGATAAATTTGCAATTTTCATTGCAACATCTGATTGTATCTTTAGTGAATCTAATGAATTTTGTAATTCTATATTATCAATAATTTCAGCATCCCTTGCAATCTTTTCAGCCGTTTTTCTTGCTTCTTCAATTTCTTTATTATTATAATAAGTAGCAATATTATCCA